TGAAAAGACCTACTCGAGTGATAAGCGCAATTGGGATTATATGTTTTTCTGCTTCTTGTTCAAAGCTGTGGGCGAAGTTGTATGCGAGTTAGCTATTCAACCTGATGATGTGTCAGATGAAGAGTTTGAAGCGTACAAAGCCGACGTTCGCCAGTGCGTAAAGGAAGTGAATGAAAAAGCTAAATATCGTTGTACTAATGGTACTGTTTACCAAAGCGCTTGGGATGGTATTATGAAGAGTGGGTGGTTGTTGACCATCGACTTTAATAGTATTGCTCAACTGCTAGTGGACGTTCTAATCAAGATAAGACTTGGTTGGGATGATAAACAGATTTATGAATATAAGATAGTCGTTGGAGGAGATGACGTGATACAGACGTTTCCTCACGATATCGACACGGATAAATACCTCGAAGAGGCTTCAAAAATGGGTTTCGATTTAGCCGAATTTGAAGTGACGAAGGGATTTGAAGGTTGTGAGTTTTTTAGTACTAGATTTAATAAGAGAGATGGTGTTTGGACATTCCATCCGTTACGATTCACCAAGTGCGTAAAACGATTGAGAACCACTAAGATCGCAGATCTGGCTGGAGCTTTATCATCGCACATGATGAATTACGCTTGGAGTAATAACAAATACCGTTTCTTCTATGATATGTACCGAAAGTTCAGGAAGGACAGCCCCGACCTCTTTCCAGCCAGTTTGTTGAAAACGCAGAAGCAACTGCAATACAAATTGACTGGAGCTGAGGTGGATTGTTAATCGCCACTACGTCTTGAGTAGACGTTAAACACTCATGTTGTTGCGTAATTTCATGTTCTAGTGGAGTTTAGGAGTAGGTAGGGTGGAGGAGAAATAAATGTCTGATGATTGGAGTTGGCCGTATACTGATGGCTATACGGGACCTTATTATTCGGACGGGAAGTTCCAGAGCTCAGTCCCTAACGGGCGTACGAAACCTAAAAATAAACTCGCTGCATTTTCAAGAGACCACGACACTGATTATTATTATTGTAACGGTGTTAAATCTTGTACAGATGCTGCTGATGTTCGTTATTACGATCGTACTCGTCAGATGGGTTTCATCCCACGAACGATTGGAGCGATGCCACTATGGTGGCATAACCACTCGTTGTGGGTGAATGAGCAGAGGAGGAGAAAAATAAAAACAATGCGCGGAAATAAATTAGGATGGCAGGGAGAAACTGCGGAGGAAAGACAAAAGAGGGAAGAGGCATGGCTCGAGGAAATGGCTAAGCAAGCAGCGGACGACCGAGCGCGTAATAACGCTCTACGAGAAGGTGCTGACAGACGTCGCGAGGAAGCACGTCAGGACATATTCAACTCGGAGAACGAATATGCGAAGGTCTATGACCCGATGCTTAACGAGACGAAAACGAGAGCTATTGAGTTTGAGGACGCGGCGATGCCGAACTTAGTACCCGAAGGCACAAAATCCGCCATCCCTGACGTGTGTTACGACCCCTATGGAAGTAGGAATGTCGAGACACAACAGGGAACAGGCGTGGCTAGTAACATCGGAGAGTTCTATAGAGGCAAAGCTTTTAGCAAG